GTGACGTATGGGATGGGGTCGAGGCAGGGGCAGAGGTGTGAGGCTGGGGGGGAGCGGGTGCGGGCGGCTGAGATGACGGCGGCAGAGATCCAGGCGGAGTTATTGTCGTGCATTCCGGAGCCGAGGAAGGCGCGTGCGCGGGCGAGTGTGGAGACGGAGGCGAGGGAGTTGGTGCGGTTGATGCGGAGGGGGGTGATGACGCTCAGGCAGGTGCGAGACCTGGTGGTGATGTGGCCTGACCAGTTGGCGTATTTGCGGAAGTTGACGGCGAAGGACGTCTTGCGGCGGGCGACGGTGGAGATGATGTGGCGGTATCGGGAGGCGGTGTGGTCGGCGGTGATTCGGCAGAGGCGGCGGGAGGCGCAGACGGGGAGGACGAGATGATCATTCCTCGATGCTGTTGGTGCGGGGCGCGGTTCAAGTATGGGCTGGTGGAGAAGGCGGCGGTGTATTACTGCCCGTCTGCGGCGTGTTTTCTGCGGTGTCGGTCGCGGGCGATTTCGGTGAACATCCCGAATCCGGATCGGAAGAGTGGGATGGAGCAGCCGCGGGTGGTCTATTTTCCGCTGCCGAAGCAGGTCGAGGTGATGGAGGCGGTGGAGAGCGGGCGGTACATGCGGATCCTGACGGGGGGGGCGAGAGGGGGATCGAAATCGCATGGGATTCGGTGGCTGCACTACGCGATGGCGCTGAAGTATCCGGGGTTGCGGACGTTGATTCTGCGGCGGACGTTTCCGGAGTTGGAGGCCACGCACATTTTGCGCGCGGAGCCGGAGACGCGGATGTTGGGGGCGGAGTACGGGCGCACGTCGCGGATCATTCGGTGGTCGAACGGGAGCATCACGAAGTTCAGTCACTCGGCGGATCCGGATGAGGTGACGACGTTTCTGTCGTCGGAGTGGGATCTGATTTCGCGGGATGAGTTGGTGACGTTCGAGCGGGACCAAGCGTTTCAGATTGCGTCGAGTGCGCGGAGCACGCGGGATGACGGGTGGCGGGCGGTGTGCGTCGATGGGACCAACCCTGGCGGGCCGCAGGCGGCGTGGGTGAAGGAATGGTACATCGACAAGGAGGTGGATCGGGACGAGTACCCCGACTACGATCCGGACCAGTATCTGTTTGTGCCGGCGAACCTGCACGACAATCCCTACCTCGGAGCGGACTACGAGCGGTCGTTGCGGGACTTGCCGCCGATGCTGCGGAAGGCGTACCTGGATGGCTCGTGGGACATCTGGCCGGGGCAGTTCTTCCCGGAGTTTGATCGGGCGCGGCACGTGCGGGAGTGGGGCGGGTTTGATCCGCGCGGCCGGCGGGTGTTCTGCGGGGTGGACTGGGGGTACGTCGCGCCGGGGGTGTGTCTGTGGGCGACGGTGACGGACGAGGGGCTGTTGTACGTGTTCGATGAGTACACGTTCAAGATGACGGTGTGCGGCGAGGTGGCGCAGGAGATTGCGCGGCGGTCGAAGGCGTGGGGGGTGCGGCCGACGTACGTGGCGGATACCCAGATGTGGGGCGGGGCGGACCAGACGGGCGAGGACATGGCGGAGACGTTTGCGCGGTTCCGGGTGCCGCTGGTGCAAGCGAACAAGGACCGGGTGAACGGGTGGGCGCGGTTGCGGCACTGGTTACGGGACGCGCCGAATGGCCAGCCGTGGCTCCAGATTCATCCGCGGTGCGCGGGGTTGATCCGGACGTTGCCGCAGCAGCAGAGCGATCCTCATCGACAAGAAGACGTCGATCCGGACGGCGATTCAACGCATTGGGTCGACGCGATCCGTTACTTAGTATCGGCCCGTCCGGCGCCGGGTATGCTATCATCGGCGCGGCGGTTTCCTGCGGGCAGTCTTGGGGCGATGAAGCAGCGGGAAGACCGCCTCGCACGCCACGGACTCCTCGGGAGATAAGTCATGCCTGATCAACTACCGCTCACGGAGGATCAGCTCGGGCAGTGGTGGTCGGAGGTCAAGGCCGCCGATGCCGCCCGCGCCGCGTGGGAGCCGTGGTGGGACGCCAACCTCAAAGCCTACGCGCCCATCTCCTCCGACGACCCCAAGAAATACGGCGCCAACGTCAACACCAACCGCGACTTCGCCCTGGTCGAGCAGAAGAAAGCGCAACTGTTCTTCCACTCGCCCGAAGTCACGATCAAGCCGTCGCCGCTGATGGAAGGCCAGGAAGACGTCCTCCAGATCCATCAACACCTCCTCAACGAATACCTCGGCGTCGATCGCGTCAACGCCAAGGGGATGATGGATCGGGTCGTGTTCGACATCGCGTGCGCGGCCGGCTTCGGCATCACGAAGATGGGGTACGAGAGTGTGGTCGTCCAGGTCGAGCAGGCGCTGCCGGTGCCCGACCCGATGACGGGCGCACCGGCGGTCGATCCGATGACGGGCCAGCCGATGACGGTGCCGCAGCAGGTGCCGGTGCCCATCTGGGAGCGCGTCTTCTGGGAGCACGTCTCCCCGAAGAAAGTCCTGATTCCGGCGTCCTTCCACGACACCGAGTACGACAAGGCGCCCTGGCTCGGGACGCGCTTCTCACGGCCACGGCGGGAAGCCCTGCGCGCCTACGGCCTGACGGTCGAGGATGAGGCGGTCGCGGGCACGCGAGACGAGTACCGGTTCACGCACGGGGCCACCGATGACGACGGCGACGAGATGGTCGAAGGCGTCGAGATTTGGTATCGGGCTGCGCTCTACGACGATGCGGTCGTGCATCCCGAGCGGTTGCGGTATCTGGTGTTGATCGAAGGGCGCGAGAATCCCGTGGTCCACAAGGACTCGCCCTACCAGACGGTCGATCCGAAGACGGGCGGACTCACGCCGGATTCGCTGCGCGGCTTCCCGATTCACATCTGCACGATGCGCGTGCTCACCGACGCGAGTTATCTCCCAAGCGATTGCACGGTGACGCGTCCGCAGGTCAACGAACTCAACAAGTTCCGCGAGCAGCAGATCAAGATGCGGGATTCCAACATCCCGCTCCGCATCGTCAACGTGGATGTGATTCCGCGCGAGGAGTTTGAGCGGGCGATTCAACACACGGACTCTGGCGACTTCCTCTTCCTGCCCGGCGAAGCGTTTGCCGGCGAGCACATCAGGGAGCTGGCGAAGGCCACGTACCCGCGCGAGAATCTGGCCTTCGAGGAGAAGCAGGACAACGACATCGCCCGCACGCACGCGATTGACAGCAACCAGCAGGGCGCGCAGTCTAATACCGCGCGCACCGCCACCGAGTTGCAACTGGTCCAGACCAACGCCAACGTGCGGCTGGAGAAGGAACGGGCTGCGGTGGTGGACTGGTACTGCCAGGGCGTGACGAAGTTCTCGACGCTGATTCAGCGGTTCGTGTCGGTGGAAGAGGCGGCGACGATTGTGGGTGCGCCGAAGGCCCAGCAGTGGGCGCAGGTGATGAAGGCGGTGCCGGCGGCACTGGCGTTTACCGCCCGGCCCGACAGCGCGATTCGGACCGACGCCGCGCAGGACCGGAAGATGGCGCTCGACCTCTACTCGTTTCTCGCCAAGGAGCCGTTCATCAACCGTGGAGAGTTGTTGAAGGGGTTGCTGCGGAAGTTCGACCTGGAGGCGGCGAAGGTGCTGTTGACACCCGAGCAGATGCCGAAGAAGGAGCCGGAGCCGCCACGGATTCAGATTGTCGTGAAGGGCGAAGACTTCGCCGCGCCTCAGGCCCCGGTGATGGTCGAGTTGCTGCGGGCGGCCGGGATTACGCTGTCGCCGACGGCGTTGCAAGCGACGGCGCAGCTCACGGCGTTGATGGCGATGGCGCCGGGCGGTGCGCAGACGCAGACGCAGACCGAGCACGGCGGGATGGCCGAGCAGTCGGAGCCGTTGACGAAACACCCGCCTGACAGTCGGATGCAGGGCACGGCGCACACCGCGCCGATTGGGCCAGGCGGAGCTGGGTTACAGTAGTCGCACGCTGGGGGGAACTATGGACGAACTGGTGAAGGTCGCGTTGACGTATGGAGACATCGTGCAGAGTCGTGAGCCCAACGCGCGCGCCGCGATGGACCAGTTCTATGCGAAGGTCCTCCCGGCGATCAATCACGGTCTGCACGAGTGGATGGTGACGACGCCCCCGCCACAGACAAAGACAGAGAAGGACTAGTCCGACGCTGGGGGGAACACCATGCGCGTGCCGGTGATTGCCGAGTTGTCGTCGTCGCACGGTGGCGATCTGGATCTCGCGTGCCGTCTCATCGAGCAGTGCGCCGAGGTTGGCGCGGACACCATCAAGTTCCAATCGTACCAAGTACGGCATCTCGCCCGCACGGATCCGCAGTACGCGTGGTTCGAGCAGGCGGAGTTGAGTGATGACGCGCACGAGCGGTTGATGCGATGTTGTCAGCGACACCAGGTGCGATTCCTAACGACCGTGTTTCACCAGGATCGTGTGCCTTTCCTCGCGGGACTCGGGCTGAC